GACGCTCTATGGGATCGTAATTAGTATTACCAACTACGTAGTTAAATATATCAGCTTTCTCTATCTTGATACGCATCGAAAGCATGATAGCCATCTGATGGCTTTAGTCAAGCTTTTTCTGCTTCAACTTTTCAAAAGCTGGCTCATAGGCTTTAATTGCAGCCCTTAGATTTTTCTTTTTGTCAGGATCAGAAGTCCTTTTCAATGCGACCTTGGCTCTTTGTATCATCACAAGCATAGCTTGGACTTTGTGAGCGTGTTTCCTATTTGAGTTTTTAATTTTTTTAATTGACTCAACAGCGGTCTTAGCATCCTTAAAACCTAATCCTTTGATTGTGCCCTTTGGGTCTTCGTCCGTATATAAATCAGAATGCTCGGATTTTGGCCTTTTAGTGCCGTCTTTTTTCTTTTCTGGTATTCTTTTCTCGTCCCCCTTAGATTTGTAAGCTCCTCCTCTTTTTTGACGCTTGCAATATTGCTTCTGACTAAATCCCTTTGGATTGTCACAGTCAATAGAGCGCTTTCTCTTAGCGCTCCACTTACTAGCTCTGATTTGCTCAGAGAAATCTAACTCCCATTCCATTACAGAATCCTGATTCTACTTCTAATCTTAGAAACATGACGCTTCTTTTCTAAAACAGAACCACCCTCTCTGCTACCCGCACCATTAGTATTACCCTCTATGGTTGTCACATAACCACTTGAATCAATATCTTTGACTGCTATGCCGATGTGAGAGAAACTAAACACAACTATATCACCAGCTTTGATATCTTCGTTTGTAGGTTTTCTCAACTCAACACCGTTACCAGCTTGTTTTTTAGCCCAGTTCTCAAAGTCCCAAGCACCAGCAGTTTGAGGTTTTTTAAATGCGACTGTCTCTCCATCTATGGCTTCTCTTACTAACCAACAAATAAAAGCAGCACACCAAGGCCAGCCCTTATCTGGATCTAACCAAGTGGCAGCTTTATATTCATCTACTCTTGGACCACAGTTACTACCATCAACTTCTGATACCCCTATTTCTCCACGCGCTAACTGAACCATCTTCTCTGCTATGCTACCAGTAGCATTAGCAGTCTCTTTTGTTGACAGTTTAGCTAGTATAGCATTCCAAGTCACAGGACCGTCAGCACCGTCAGCAGAAACACCAAGGAGTTTCTGGACTGCTTTTACAACTTCTTTTTTACCTCTGAAATTCATTTATATACAACGTGTTTTATGAGATGTGCATATGGACATTACGATTGATAAAACTATCGCGAGAATCATAAAGTCTCTATATTGACTTATTTGACCATACAACTCCTCTGATTTTCTTTCATTATAATACATCTTTGTATCCATTATGTTATTGATTGCATCAATTGTTGGGTCTGTCATTTGATACATTAATGGAATAGACGCTTTTATTTTATCTACATCATTATTGTTAGCCCACTTAATAAGTTGATCAACATATAGGCTAATTTTTTCCTCTTGAGCAAAAACAAAATCTGCATATTCAGTCTCATCTTCTGTGATACTATCTTTATATCCCTCTAAGTATTCATCTTTATTCTTGCTCTCCTCTTCAAGAACATCAACCATTTCATTTGTTGATATGACACCATGAGATGTTTTGATGACAGAATCAACTATGATTACACCATACCAATCAAAACACATACCTATCTCCATAATAGAAGCCTCTGACTGACGGGCGTTTTCTTCTAAAGTATTATTAATGTTTTCTGTAAGAAGAATGCCTCTCCAAGAGAAAGCTAAACAGATAGCAGCTAAACAATATACTATAAATTTAGGTCTCATTTTTTAATAAATTTTTCTGGGTTTTTAGCGAATCTTTCTCCTAAACGAACTATACCAGATATAACTTCAGGGCTTACCACGCCTATAATACCGTATGTGATAGCTTTAGTCAGCGATGAGACATCTGTTTGCTCTAAAACAAACCAAGCTATGCCAGCAGCAATAGCAGCCGTCAATATTCTCTTAAGCTGTTGCTTGACGGATAATTCATTTTGACCTGACAAAAGTCTAGCGAACATCGCAGCAGCGCCAACCAGCGGAACCAGCCACCCTCCGTTAAGAAATTCCTTTATAATAGATTTTTCGGGTTCCATGTTTACTTATTTACACCTGATACAAAAAAAAGCCCCCTTCGCAGGGGGCTTAATTTTAATTTTTTTAAAATAGATTAGAAGCTGTATGTAAGACCAGCGCTAACTACCCAATCTTTTTCGAGCGAATAAGCAGTGCCGTCAGCATCATTATCGTTAAATGATAGTTTAGCGGATACTACTGCATCCTCTGTCAGATGATAATCAGCAGCTAGTCCGACTTCGATTGCATCGTAAGAGTCAGCAAAGTTTACAGCGATAAAAGGACCAGCAGTAAGTCCCTCAATAGGAGTGGTGAATTCACGGGAAGCAGTAAGCTCAACGCCATATCCTGCATTTGATCCAAGCTCATGCCAGAGAGTAGCTCCAACTTCAACCCAATCAAACCCATAGACAGCTCCGACTCCGACTTCCTCCCAGCCACCATAGCTAGAATCAATCTTTTGGAAGTAAACTTCTGTATCCAGAGTCACATTGAAAAGCGTAAATGGAGCACCCCAAGCGATATTTACGTCCGCTTCAGTCTCACCATCAGCCCTGTGAAGGTCGATCCCAACAGATGCAAGCCCACCAGACAGAGGAGAGCCAAGTAAAACAGAGGCACTAATAGAGTCATCTCTAATAGCCAAACCTCCACTCGTAGAGGTATTGCTATAGGCAATACCAGCTTCAACAGAAACGCTATCCGTAAGAGTAGCGTGAGAACCTGCGTTACAAATAGCAACGCCCAACATTGTGATAAGACTAATTATTGTCTTCATTATTTACGTATTTAGTTTATTTATGAGAACCTGTCAAGGGTGAATTTTTGTTGAATATACCTTTGTAGTATATCTCCCTCTCTAACCTCCTGTATCTAGCATCCGAATGCCATATCTCGTCAGTTAGAGGAGTATATGTGCCATCCTTGGTAAGCACAGGGTTATTCTTCTTCAATCTCAGCGTAGAAGGCTGATAGATGTTCAAATTGCCTAGTTTGGTAGTCGAGCTGCCTCCGCAAGATGTCAGCACGATCAGCGTCATTGCTATGGCCAGTAGACCTAAGTTTTTCAATTTCATTTATAAGTTGAGCTTCAGTATTTCTATGCTCCCTATGTAAATCATAGTAGAACTTTTTGTTTTTCAGAGTCAAAAACAACTCTAAAGACTTAATAAGAGATTTAATTAGACTTAACACTTGATCTTTTCCTGCATGAGAAAACTTCTTTTTCCTCCCCATTTTCACAAACTTCTTTAACTGAGCCTTGAACAGACTTAGCGCAATCAATTGCCCAATCAAGGGCACCATTTAATTTATTACTGTAACAATGATGATACTGACCTTTTTGGTTGTATACTCTATATGAAACACAATTCATTTATTTATGAGGCTGGAATTCTAATGCTATTTTACCTACGTCTTGTTTGTCATCTGACAGGAACCCGTGTATTAAAACACGATCAACCAAGAAGTCAACACTTTTTTCATCAAAAAGATATTTTTTATCATCAAAGAATAATTCTCTTATTATTGTTCTTGGACCTTTCCTAACAAAGCCCATCTCTGATTTTTTGCCCATCAGATGCTCTGTGGTTTTATTAGTGCCTACTACTTTAAATACTACACTCATACGATTTCTTTTACACCAAACCAATGTTTTTTCTTTGTCTTCTAAGAATATAACTCGTTTTTGAAATATTTCAATCCATTTTTTAAATGGCTCTACGTTGTGTATACGCGCTATTTCACCCCTAGTATAGTTTTTATTGTATTTTTTTTGTAATGAATCAAGTAATTGATAAGCTCCTAAACCAAACTTTTTACTAGAGAAGCCACATTTATTACTCATAGCAAAGGCGAAATGTAAATGTATGTTTATTTCTTCTACAGACACAAAATAATAGGCTATTGGCCCCTCGACCTCTTCTAAGCAGTAGATGCTACAATCACAAAGATCTGTAAACGTGCTTTTTATTTTTTTATTTCTTAACTTGGGAGATTTAAGACTGCAAAAACTATAGGGTTTTGACCTGATGCAATAATCAAAAAAATCTGACCAAACCAAACCACAGTCTTTTATCTGTGTAATTTTCACTTCTTTATAATATTATATTGTAATAAAGTGTAAAGTAAAATATGGCGGGAGAAGGTAGAAATAAGGTAGCAAAGAGTCTTTTA